TTATTCATCGGCCTTGTGTTGCCTCAGCCGGTCTGCCAGCTCCGCAAGGATGGCCACATCCCGCTCATCCAGGCCGGTCACATTCACAGTGTTCAAGGGCTCCACGCCCAGCAGGTAGTCCGTGGACACAGAGAACAGCCGGGCCAGGTCCACCAGGGATGCCGGGGACGGTGTAGAAAGTCCCTGCTCCCAGGAGTTGACGCCGTTCCTGGTTATACTCAGCCGCCGGGCAAGGTCTGCTTGGGTCCAGCCCCGTGCCTGCCGGAGTTCTTTTATTCGTTCTGCTATCACCAGCATCACCTCCACAATGTAAATTATAGTGTGCTCGTTTGACTTGTCATTGTCACTTTAGGCTCCAATACTTGACACAGTGGCGGTGAAACCGTACAATGGAAGTGCAAAGGAGGCGGTGCCATTGTTCACGGAGGATGAAAAGCGTTTCCTTGATGCGCTTGAGGCCGCCCTGGTGGCGGCCAGAAAGAGCCCGGCGGTGCATATCACCCGCATGGCAGACAAGGCGCTTTCCGTGCGTTCTCGACACGGCTATTTAGGTAAAATCAAGTTGCAGGGCCGGAAAACATGGATGCAGTACATGACCAGCCTTTACAACACAGAGGTGGCGGAAAACCGCCCGCTTGAGGAATACATCCAGCTCCTCAAGTATTGGGTGCGGGCCGCTTGAACAGGAGGGCATTGAGATGTTTGGCAGAAAGAAAAAGGACCTCCCGGCGGGGGCCCGCATGATGCACTATGAGGGCTTGCGGGGCTTTTCCCAGGACGGCCCCTGTTTCATGGAGCGGACGGAGGCGGGGCTGGTGTTCCGGCAGACAAACGGCCCGGCGGCCACCCTCCCGCTGGAAAAGGTGACAGGCCTGGAGATGATGCCGGAGCGCAATTTCATGGCCCGGTATCACGGCACGGCGGCCACCACGGCCTATGGCAAGGCGGTCAAGTGGTTTGCCGTGTTCCACTATACCACCCAGGAGGGGGAGCGGATGCTGGCGCTCTGGTACACAGAGCCCAAAACCGGCAGCGTCCTCCGGGAGCTGGCCGCCCAGATCGGAGCGGCCACCCAGGACTACACTCTGTAAAAGAGCATAAAAAAAAGAGCCGGAGAGGTGTGACCCTCTCCGGCTCTCTTGCGTTATTCGGTCTTTTTCTGGTCAAGCTGGGCAATGGCCTCTTTCAGTTTATCAAAGCCAAACATGGCGGCGTATGCCACGAAAAAGCCCAGGACCACAGCGCCCACCACCGTGTACCAGACGATGGCCACGCCCTTGATTTCACAGTAGGCGAAAAAGGCCGCCAGGGTGAGGGCCATGGCGATGAGCACCGCCAGGATGTTGGTGGGCAGCTTGTCCCAGGTGAGCTTTTTGAGCACCTGCACCACAATGTTGGTGACAATCACCAGGACACCCACGATGCTGAGAATGACGGACCAGTCAAAAATGCTTTCCATGATTTTATCCTCCCTTTTCTATGTTACCCCACAAGGGTGAGGTCCTTGCTGTTGACGGCGGCGGTCACCACGCCATTCTGGCCGATGACCACCCGGTCACCGTCCACCTGGATGACGGTGTAAGTGTTGGTGTAGACGAAAGAGGCCAGGCCGCCGCCGGTGTAGGTCTTGGCCCCCTTGTTGACCTTGACCTTGGAGCCCACGGTGATGCCGCCCTCCACCTGGATGTCAGCGGCGTCCACCCAGCCGTAGACGGTGGAGCCGCCGCCGGGCACCTTGATGAGGTGGTAGGGGTGCTTGGCGTTCCCGGCCATGGCGGTGACCTTGGCCTTGCCAGGCTTGCAGGCGGAGCCGTTGAGGGCGTTGGAGCTCACATAATGCTTGTTGCCGGTAAAGGTCACGGTGTCGCCCACACAGGCCCCCACGGTGCCCTCAGAGGGCTTGCTGGGCTGGGTGGTGCCCTGGGACCCGCCGCCGGTAGAGGCCCCGGTGTAGTCCACATAGGGCAGCTTGCCGTGCTTGGTCCACCGGCGGGTGTTGTAGCCCGCCTTGGAGCCGATGTTGCCCACGGCGGTGATTTGCACCTTGTTCTCCCACTTGGGGCTGCACTCCACCGCCAGGCCGTCCCCGATGTAGATGCCGATGTGCCCGGACATCCAGACGGCCTCACCGATGACCATATCATCCCAGCCGGTGGTGCTCACCCCGGTGCATTTGGTAATCATGGTATCAGCGCCGATGTCCGGCACCCCGTTGATGGCGTAGCCCGCCCCGCCGTAGGTCCGGGAGGCGTCCCCGTCCCAGCCCCAGAGGATGCCCTTGATGAGGCACACGCAGTCAAAGCCGAAAACAGGCGGGCTCTGGTTGGCCGCCGCCTTAATCATGGCGGTGCGGGTGGCGTTCTTGTTGTAGGAGTGGTTGTTGCAGTAGCGGCTCACATTGGAGCCGGTGAGGGGGGCCCCAAAGCACCCCATCACATACAAGGTCTTGTAGTTCTTGGCGATGTCCACGGCCTTGTCCACAAAGACCTTGGCGGTCATTTTACTCATTGAAAACGCTCCTTTACTCAGTCTTTCAGCACGATTTCCGCCACACGGACAGCGACATCCGCCCCGTACTTGTCCGCAAACTGCTTGAGAAACCGCTGGGCATATTTGGCCCGGTTTTCGTTTTTGGCTTTCCAGAAATAGAAACCGCCCCAGGCCCCGTTGGTCAAAAGGGAGGCCCCAGCCAGGCCCGCCAGGGCCGTGACATCAAAGCCCAGGTAATTGGTGACGATGGTGGCCACGCACAGCAGAACGGAAATGGTCACATGGGCCCAGAGCAGCTTTTTTGAGGTGTCTATTTTTCATGCCCTCCTCTCCAGTCCCGCCAGAGGATTTCCACCATGCCCAGCAGGGCAAGGAAAAACAGCCGCATGGCGGGCCTCAATAAATGGCCTTGACGCCCTGCTCGGTCAAAAAATCCTTTTGGGCATGTTTGACTTTGCGGGCGTATTCAAGGGCGGCGTGCATGTCCCCGTTGCAATGGGCATCCGGGATGCGCTGGACGGCCACGGCGGTGGCCTCAGCCAGCGCCAGGGCCGCCCTGGTGTTCTGTATCAGCAGGACCTCATTTTGCTCACGGGCGGCCTCCCGTGCATCCTGGACGGCCTCCCGCTTGCTGATACGCCGCTGGAGCAGCCAAAGCCCCAGGGAGGTGATGGCCGTGGGGATGCCCAGCAGGGTGAGCAGGCCCCCCACGGAAAGCTCAATAACCATTGGCTCCGCCCTCCCTTACTCGCTGGCCTCGGTCCAGCCGTAGACGCCGGGCTCCCAGACATTGCCGTCCAGATCGGAGGTCCAATGCTTGCCGTTGTGGCTCACCTTGGCCCCGGCGGCATAGGCGTCATGGGCTCCCAAAGGCTGGGACCATTCCGGCCATTCCTCTGCCGGGTCGCTGGTGATGGACCAGAGGGAGGCGGCGTTGGGTGGCTCCCAGCCGGTCTGGGAGGTGTGGGCCTGCACACAGCGGTAGAGCTTGCCGCCGTACTGCCGGAGCTGGCCCACCGTGTAGTTGACATTGGCCGCCCATTCCGCAAAGAGCAGGGATTGCTCAGAGGCAGTCACGGCGTCAATGGTCCCGGCCTCCGCCAGCACCACAAAGGCGATGGCGGCGGCGTCCCGCTGCTGCTGTGCGTAGAGCTGGGCCTCATGCAGCGCTTTGAGGCTGGTGGTCTTTTTCTTAACTGCCATTACTGAAAAGCACCTCCAATGCTGGTGATGTAGCCGCCGGTGTTGCTGGTCCCCCGGCCCACATTGACCTTGAAGTTAAAGGCAAAGCCGTTGGCGGCGGTCTGGTTGGTGAAAACATGGTTGTTGCCGTTCTTCACATCCTGGGTGGCGTCCTCCCAGACGGGCTCCGTGTCGTTGGCGTTGTTGGTCACCAGGACCTCCAGGTCAGCATCCGCCGGGATGGAGCCCAGCACATTGAGCACCATGACCGTGATGGCGTCATCGGCGTCCATGGGCTCCGCCAGGGTGATGGAGGCCTCATAGACGGCCTTGGTAAAGGTCACGGTGTAGGGGGCGCTGTCCGCCTTGGTGTCATTGGCCACCACCTTGATGGTGTGGGCCCCGTTGAGGACTTTCTGCCAGTTGGCGGAGGTGACACACTGGACCGTGTTGCTCTGCCCCAGGGTGGCGGTGTAGGTCCGCTTGAGCACATTGTCCAGGTACTCTTTCACCGTCACGGTGTCGCTGTCAGCGTCCGTCACCGTGTAGGTCAGGTCAAAGCCGTCCTCCTTGGTCCCCAGATCGGTGCCGGAGGTCGTGGAGCTGGTGATGACCGGGATGGCGTTGTTGTCCACCGTCCGGGTTTCGCTGGTCACATAGGTGCTGGTGGCGTTGTAGCTGTCATAGGAGCGCACACGGTAGGCCACGGTGTTCCACCCGGCGGTGATGGTGTCGGTGTAGGCCAGGGCGGAACCCTTGTAGATTTGTGTCCAGCCGCCGCCGTCCACCTGCCGCTCCAGCTCATAGCCGCTGAGGTTGCCGTCACTGTCAGAGGCGGCGGTCCAGGAGATGGCCAGGTTGCCGCCGCCACGGACCACGGCGGGGACGGTCAGACTGCCGGGAGCACCGGGGGCCCGGTTGTTGGTCACCGTCACCGTGCTGCTGGTTTTCCAGCCGCTCTCAAGTCCGGCGGCGTCATAGGCCTTGACCCGGTAGGCCACGGTGTTGGTGCCAAAGGCCACGGAGTTGGTGGTGCTGGTGGCGCTGCCCTGGTAGATTTGGGACCAGGAGCCGCCGTTGGTCTGCCGCTCGACAATGTAGCCCTCAAGGTTGCCCTCTGCATCCGTGGAGGCGGCCCAGCTCACCGTGATGGTGCTGCCGCCGTCAATGCTGCTGGGGACGGAGATGCTGGCGGGCGTAGAGGGGGCGGTGTTCTGAAACACAGAGCCGTCATCGCTCACATAGAGGGAGGAGGGGAGAGTGAAAGCGGGGCGGGACCCGTAGGAGCCGTAGCAGCCGCCGTAGCCGACATCGCCGCCGGAGCCCAGACAGACGGCGCCGCCGGTGTTGCTCGTGCCCGGAGAGCGGGTCCATTGGGTGTTGGTGCTCCCGTTCAGATGGGCCACCCGGAGCGTGCTGGCGATGGGCAGGGCGGAGCCCTCCACATTAAACCAGCTTGCAGACTGGCCCAGCTCAGTGGCAGACAGAGCGAAAACAGCCCGCTCCAGGGTGCCCACCGTCCAGTTGCCGTTGCCGGGAGTGTAGCGGATTTTGGTGGTGCCGATGAGGGAGCGGATGTCGGCGTCCAGCATGTTTTTGTAGGTGCTGTTAAACCAGCTATCCAGGTCGCTGCTGGCGTAGGCGTTCACATTGCCGTTGTCCCACACCCGGTTGTCATAGCAGTCCTTGCGGACCACCAGCGTCCTCCCGGCCCCGTTGAGGCCGCTTTCATAGTCGTGCTTGGCAACATAGAAGTCCACCAGCGTGCCGTTTTCTTTCAGCTTGATAATGCTGCCGGTGGACTTGTTGCCCAGGGTAGTTGTGGCCATTAGATTTCCTCCTTTAGAATGTTTTGCACACGGTCCCGCACCTGCTGGCGCAGGGACCAGGTGTTGCCGTGAGCGGCGTGGGCGTCCCAGGCCTGCCAGCTTTGCAGGATTTTCTCACGGGTCACAAGGCCTGCCGGATAGTCCTGCTCCCACCGGCGGAGCTTGGAGCGCATACGCTTGATGCTGCTGTGCCGCAGCTTGCGGATGACCTTGCCCTCCTCGGTCAGATAGGTGTGAAAGCCCAGAAAATCAATTCCGTTGCGGATGGGGAAAATCTGGGTTTTCTCATTGAGCTCCAGCCCCAGGCTGGCCATAAAGGCCCGGATTTCCTTGAGGCAGAATTGCAAATAGTCCTTGTCCGGGTGGATGAGGAAAAAGTCATCCATGTACCTGCCATACCAGCGGATGCGGAGCTTTTCCTTGACGAAGTGGTCAAACTCATCCAGGAACAGCAGGGCAAAAAGCTGGCTGGTCTGGTAGCCCAGCGGCAGGCCGTCCGTGCTGTCTATGTAGGTACACAGCAGGTCAAAAACGATGGGCTCAAGGTCCAGCTTTTTGAGCTTTTCCTTGAGCTTGTCGTGGTCAATGGACGCAAAGAAATGCCGCACATCTGCCTTGAGGACCCAGCCCTCCGCCGTGCGGTATTTGTTCCAGTATTCCGTGAAAAATCCACGCAGCCGGTCCAGGCCGAAGTGGAGCCCTTTGCCTTTCTGGGATGCGTAGTTATCCAGAATGAAACTGTTGGTGATGCGCTCATAGATGAGGTTGTCCACCAATGCGTGCTGGACCACTTTGTCAACAAAGGCCGGGGCCTGCACCAATCTCTTTTTGGGCTCGTAGACATAGAACACACGGAACAGTCCGGGCCGGTAGATTTTGGTTTGCAGGATGTAGACAAGGTTGACGATGTTGGCCAGCAGGTGGACCTCATAATTGGCGGTGGCGGCCCTGGAGCGCTTGCCCCGTCTGGCCGCAAGGTAGGCTTTGTAGAGCACCGAAAAGGTGCATATCTCAGAGAATTTCAGCACGGGTCTTTGCACCCCTGTAAACATGCGGGCGGCCCCCTGTCATTCCGGCGGCGGGCCGCCCTCTCCTTGTGCGCCGTGTAGGTGCCGCAGGGACAGGACCAGCAGCACCCCGCCGCCTCGGTGTGCGGTGGGGTGCATCGGCGCAATGTATTTGCCTTGGTGTCAAGGCTGGATGTGACCTCCTTTGATGTGATGGATGGCGCTGCTTTCGGCTTTGGGCCTACTCGGTCGGGCCTTACCATCAGAGCGGGGCGGGACCCGTTGGAGTTGTTGCAGTTGTTGTTGTTGACATTGCCGTTGGAGTTCAGATAGACGGCGTTGTTGGTGTTGTTCGTGTTCGGAGAGGTAGAGGTAAATAAACAGGTCACACCCAAATACACGGCCTTGGTGGCCGTTGTATCCGTTTACTGAGGCCGCAGGGCCTCCGCAATTTGCAGGGCCATTTGCCCCATCTTGGCAAGCTCCTGGGCCGCCTTGGCCTCCCGGAGGGCGGCGGCACGGTTGCCGTCTGATTTCCTCCAGTTGAAAGCCTTTTGACGGACCGGGCGCACCAGCTCCGCCCAATAGTGGCATTGGTCGCCGGTGATGTACTTGCGGCCATAGCTGAGGTTGATGAGCTGCTCCATGGTCTGGCACTCGATGAGCACGCCGTCCAGGTCCTTGAGCCGCTCCTCATACTCGGTTTCAAAGTAGCGGCCATTGGCGGCCTCACAGCCCTTGAGGATGCGGACGGCGCAGTCCTGGAGCTCGGCGCACAGGTGGAAAGTCTGGCTTTTGGGAAAGTGAGGCTTTCCGTCATCTTTCACCTTGTCATAGAGGAGCTTTTCCACAAGCTGGTCACCCACCATGATGTAGGCCTTGACCGGCTTGTATTCTGCCTCTTTTTGCTTGACCCGCTGGATGGTGTAGTCCAGCAGATCGGAGGCAAGAGGGATGATGTCATAGCTTGGCATTAAAACTCAATCCTCGCATAGGTTTCATTCCAGACGCCGGTGACCACCACACCGGTGAGGGTCCCAAAGGTCACCTCAAAGCTGTTGCCGGTGACATTGGTGCCATATTTCAGCTCCAGCACGGAGAGGCGGCTGTCCAGGCCGCTGAAGTCCACACGGATGTCCGGGTGGGAGGTTTCATCGGTGTTGTGGTCATCCACGGCGTCCGTGATGTCCTGCCGGATGTCCGGGTGGCTGGCCGGGTCCGTGTTGTGTTCGGCAATGGCCTCCTCCAGGTCCTCCGGGCTCACGGTGTCCAGGGACGGGGTGATGGTAAACTCCAGCACGGAGCTGTCCACCACAACAATGTGCATGAGCATGGTGAGCCGCCCGTCCACGCCGGTGGAGATGGCCACCTTTTCCGTGTCCGGGGTGTTGCAGATGGCAATGAGGGTGCCGTCCTCATCAAAGAGGCCCATTTCACGGACAATGAAGTTGCCCACACTGTCATCAATGATGATTTTCACATCCAGCATGTTGGGGACAGAGGCGTTTTGCTCGGCGGACACGATGGGCCCCCGCCACAGCTCCCTCACAAGCTCCGTCTGTTCCGTGCTGGGCAGGTAGTAACTGCCCCCGCCGTCACCGGCGGCGGCCTGGGTGATTTTCAGCTTGGTCCCCGCCAAAATGCAGTTGGTGATGAGGGTGGACCCCGCCGTGGTTATCCTGGTGCCGTACTTTCTTTCCTGGTCAGGCATTTCCGCTTTCCTCCTGTTCGTATGGATAAATTTCAAGGGTTGCACGATACTCCAGAGGCCCGGCTCCGATGACGCCGCCGGTGCTCTCCAGCTCATTGGTCAGCAGGGGCCACAGGTCCATGTGCAGGGAGCGCTCCGTGTAGGCCCCCAGCCGGACGCCGCCGGTAGACTGCAAAAGGGCGGTCATCAAAATGTGGATGTTCTCCGGGCGGACCGTCAGCAGCATGTCAAGGATTTCCCCCGCCAGCCGGTCCGCCTCCGGCAGGACCGTGTAGTCAAGCTGGATGTCCAGGGTGTAGTCCTGGAGAGAAACAGAGTGGCCGTCCGGGCCGCACAGGCCCGCCAGCCAGTTTTTCAGCCAGCGCAGGGTATAGGGCAATTCCAAATTCCACTTGGCCTTGATGCGGGCCTTGCGGGCCTCCAGGGTGTCCGTGTCCTTGGGAAAGAGCCGCAGCTCTTGCTCCCACACGGCCACGCCGTCCTCATCGGCGTCCTCAAGGAATTGGTTGGCCAGCACCCTGGTGATGGCGTCCCATGCAAGGAAGATTTCCGGCTCATTGGCCCCGTTGATGACTTGAAACTCCAGCACCTCCCGGAGCACCGGGGGCAGGTAGTTCAAAAGGTGTCTATCCATCGGTGACCTCCCCTCTGGCGGGGATGCTGTCCGGGCCCAGGGCCAGGTTGTTCTCCTGCCCGTTGATTTTGGTGCCGCCAATGTCCGTTATCATGTTGGAGCACTCGGAGAGGATGCGGCTTTCAATCTGGGAAATGCGGACGGTCAAAAAATCAGAGCTGGCCCAATCCTGGGACAGCTCCACAAAGTAGGCGTCAATGACGGCCTCCACATAGCTCTTGACGGCATCCCAATCCCACCCGGAGGCATAGGTGAGGTGGAGGGCAATGTCCACCTCCTCCGGCGTCACGCCGGTCACATGGACCACATGGCCGATGGGGGCCAGGCCCAGGCCCTCCCCGGCGTTCTGCTCCGGGTCAATGGCCGTCTGGATTTCCTCCAGCAGGGTGGGCGTGGGGGCCTT